CACTGTCAGATTGCCTGATAGTCTGGCATCGTCACCCAATCCAAGGTTTGCGAGACCGTTTTTTGACGTTAATACAGGAGTCCATTTTGCTGATGGCGGCTGGCTACCAATATTTGCATTTTGTAAGGACTGATAAGATTCACCGTTATGTGTGCAGATCGAACCGATATGATACTCCTGTTCTGCATGCCACTCTGGAACCCCCATTTGGTGCTGATACGCAATGAACTGACTCATTGCATACATTGCCGCATTGAAGTCCTCAAGCGAGGGGTGTTCGGAAGCGCCAACAATTCCCCATCCGCGAAGGAAAGATGCCGTGATCTGCGAGGTCAGGTCATCTGCCTGATTTGTTCCACCAAACACGGTTCTTTCCATTCCCTGTGCATCAGAGGCAAAAGCCCGAACATTTCCCTGATATCGTGCAATCTTAGACATGGATTTTCCTCGAAAAAAATCCGCCCTGGTAGGCGGTATTAAACTTGCTTGCGAATCCTCTGGCCGAAGGGTTTCGCGAGAAACCGAATGTCAGACCAGGAGTCACCTGATAAAAATAATCGTATCGAACGCCCGCAGGTTTCGGCAGCAGGCCAAGCTTCACAATCAGGCGTAACTCTTCAACTGATACCCGCGGCGAAACGTTCAAAGCAAGCGTCATGTCTTTTCTGTCGGTCACGTAAGCTTCGCCGTTGAAAGCCGTCTGTATAACATCCTGCAGGCTGACCCGATCGTCTGACGCTATCGTTGCACCTGCGGCGTTTCGCGCAATTTTGACCCGAAGGAACCTGCGATACTCATTGTCAGCCAGTTGGTAGTCACCATATGCCGGGGAAAACTTGCTGTAGAAAGGTGCGCCGACATAGGCCGCATTAGATTTACTATCGAAACCTGCGGTGTTCAGATGTCCGTTAAACCCGAAAAATACACGGGCAATAACAGCCGGAACGCTACGGGGAAGGCCGACTATCCGGCCAATAACATCAAGCCGGTATCCGGTAACCAGGTCGAGATCAAAGTTGTCTGGGTTACGAATAAAATCAGCGATGATTTGCCAGTGCCTGAGCATGGCTTGTATCTCTGACCTTGCTTTTTTCTTTTCCCAATACTGCTTGATGAGCATTAGCGTGTAGCGGTTAATGATGTCGTCATTCACTGGACCACCTCGTTAACGTCTATATTTTCCACACTCAACGTGAACTTTCCCTGAAAGCCTGGCGATAACTCAGCATCGGTGTAATCTGCCCCATTACTGCTAATTTGCAGATTGGTCAGCACAAAATTTACCCGTCCTACCCCATACCCATTCTCATAAAATTCATTGGCATCCACAGACTCACCAATATGCATGGTGCGTGATGCAAGAGATTTTTTGAGAGTATCGATATCTATCGGTTCGCTTTGAATCTTCCGGCGGGCATTAAGCCTGATATGAAGCGGCTTATAGATGGGCCGATCAAACTGAAGTTCATGGGCTATCAGAAATGAAGTGCCGTCAGGCCGAATCAGGGTCTCGGTAAAACGTCCGGTTATGCTGCCTTTCGTTCCCGTTCCACCGCCTTTCTGTTTAACCATCACCTCCACAATTTCTGAAATCGCTCCCCCCTCAACGACCAGCCATATTGAATTGGCCGGGATCCCCGTCGTCGGATTATCAATTTTTGTGTCGTTCTCTCCGATATTCAGATCAATTACACCTGTCAGTTGAGCAACTTTAGCGAAAACTGCACCAGTGCTGCCTGTTGCCGGGTTCTCAAGTGAACGATTTCGGCGTTGTCTGAATTCTTCTGGCGTTTCCTCATCCCGCCCTACAACAACCGCTGAATCAGAGATAATGCTCACAACACCTAGCTCTGGGGTGAGTTGAGTGAAAGTATCGACGCTCAGTCCTGCAACCTTCCCAAAGTTTTGAGCAAAAAAGGTGGCCGTTGTGACACCTGCCGGAATGGTTACATCCTGTCGTATAAACCAGACCTGATTTGCCTGGTCCCGTATCTTGTACCCGCTATAGAGAAGCACCGGCCTGTCTGTTGTGACTTTAAGGTCGCGCTGAGAACGGGATCCAGGACGAAGGAAAAGCCCGTGAAGTTTGGCGATAATCTGCTGCATATCACCAGTATTAAAATCGGGGTCCATTTGGGAATAAAGCCATTGCAGCGCGGCTTCAATATCTGCCCGAGCCTGAGCTTCGATTGCCACACGTTGACCGTCGGGAGACTCCTGGTCTAAATCGATATCCTGACCATAAACGTCCTTATATCCGTCGCTCAGTTCCTGAAATAACTCCCGGAGAGTGTTTGTCTCAAGGCCGTTGTCGCTAAACTGTAGTGCCATTCTTCAACGCTCCGTTGACCGGGAAAGTGATCGTCTGCTGGTCATAGACGGTCTCAATGCTGAGTTCGATTTTTTGTGACCGGGTGGCCTTATTGACCTCCATCGCCAGGGCGGTTATGCGCATAACCCCATCCGTCGCCAGCGTCACGCGCTCTATCTCCCGCAGAATCTCCTGCTCGGTGTTTTTCTCTGATAACAGGTAAAGCCAGTCGATGTTGTCATCCATGTTGAGAGGATTATCGTTTTTGAACGAGCGGATCCGGCATTTGGCTTTCTGCGCGATAGCAGCACCGCCGCTAATATAGTTCGCCCGCCCCCGCCCAAAACCCCAGTCGTCATTTTTATCCAGTGCTGAAACAATCACTGCGGGCCTCCTGTAATGCCTCCACTATCGCCTTTGTGTCTATGAGTACCGAAATCAATGCCGCCAATAGTCGCTGATTCCACAGTTAACCGTCCGGCGCAGTTGATATCGCCGCCTACCGTCAGATTTCCCGATATCGTGACATTTCCCGTGAGATTAAGATCCCCAACATGATCAGTATTCCCCTTCATCATCCGGTTCTGTTTCGGGATGGTGATGGCTTTTGCCTGCGGATTAACACCACATAAAGCAAACCCGTCAGAATAGTCATGCATACGCATTTCCAGTGGTGATACAAAATCACTGCCTGCATACCAGGCGTCATAACAGCGTTCTGAGATCAGAACGAGGCAATAGTCACCAGCCGCAATTGGTTCAGCTATATAACTATCACCGCCTTGCAAAATTACCGGGGGGACTTCAATGAACTCTGGGAGTTGCTTGCTGCTTCCTTTCACAACCCGATTAATAACGGGGACGCAACTGATTGTTTTGTCATTTACAGACGTTATTTTTGCGACAACAATGGTGTGAACATCGGCCAGAGCAAATTCAACACCCAGGCCGATAGTGTCGTGAAGTTCTTCAATCATAAATTAAGCCCATAAAAAACCGCTGGAGTGGGTTCAAGGGATGGCTAGATAATTACTCTTACTAATCGCCGTAGAGCGAACCCGCGCCAGCGTTTAATACTAAGGAGAGTCACTCATGGGATTCAAATTCAGACAACGCATCAAAATTGCACCAGGCATTCATATAAACATTGGTAAAACAGGCATAACTAGCGCATCAATTGGTAAGGCTGGTGCTACCCTGAACGTTGGTAAAAAAGGGGTAAAGGCAACCGCAGGCATTCCCGGTACTGGTTTGTCCTACACGAGTGGAAACTTGCTCGCGGGTCAAAAGAACTCCACCGGGAAATACGCTGAGAACTTAGCGGAACAAGCTCCAGAGCGTCTTGGTTTCTTTTCGGAGTCAACGTTATTAGAGGATGTTCAGGATGATACTCAACCACCTCGCCCCTTGGTCATGGTGTTAACACATAAGCAATTCAGAAAACTATCAACCGAGGAGAAAAAGGCATTCAAAAGTGCCGGTGGTAAGGTGAAGTTTTCAATAGGCGAGAAGATTTTTATTCTCGCAGTCATTATTTTTGCTCTTGGCTGGCTTTCAGATCGCCATCCATCAGAAAAAAACAATTCCAACGTAGCACAAGAAGTAAAATCTTCAGCTAACAACTGAGTAATTTCCGGCAGGTTGACACACCACCTTCTGATACCATGCTGAGCCGTTGTTCTGTCCGCTGGTTTCGATCTGGTATATCTTATAAACCCCGTTTAACGCGGGGTTCGTCACGCTTTCAAGTGCGCACAGCCCGCCGATTACCAGCGTAGGATTCAGTTTCGTGTCGAATACTATTTGCCCTTTTGATGACTTGGCTAAGGTGCTCGAATCGGTGTCTTTTTTGCCTGCCGGATCGGTATCAGGTTCATTGGTTGGCATTTTGCCCTTCTTACCGCCGTCATCCTGTGCGCTAATCTTCGTGGCTTGCGGGGTGTTTAGCAGACCGCTTCGCGCATTCACGACTGGAATGTTACCAGATGTAACCTCATCAGCCTTGAGGATGTGGACGCGCTCATCTTTGATAAAAAATGACTCGTCAGGCGCAAGGGTATCGGTAAGAATTTTACTGGAGCGACCAACCAGTACCTTTGGCCTGATAAGCGCTTGCTGCTTCGTAACAGCGCCTTTTTTCGTGTTTGGCATGTCCTGCAAAATTGAATCGACAACCTGATCCTTACTGCGCACCGTGCGCGATGTGAAGGAATTAATATAGTCATGACCGCCATCCTCACATTCCAGGCTGACTATGTGGATAGCACCCTCACGCTTTACTGCACCACTTTTAACCGAACCCTGAAACACCTGCCGCAGCTTTCCGTTATAACCTACTTCAAGACGGACGGGGATATACTTCTCTTCATCTTCGGACTTGAGCAGTTGCAGACGCGTGGAGGGCTTTAAACCGTTGATGGACACACTCAACTTGCCGAGTGACTTCTTGTCCACGGTTTCCAGCGCCTTGAATGACACGGTGATCGGTGGCTCGATAACCACTGCTTGATTGCCTATCCCCACCGTCAGCCGATAGTCACGGTAAAATGTATCCATCACGGCACGTCTCCCCCGCGAATATCAATCATCTCTTCCGGCGTGACCAGATACATTTCGATGCGACCACTGGCGAAGTCATCAGCCCGATATGGGTCAATGCCGCTGCCGTCCGTCGCCTTGGTCATAATATCGAAAGGCCAGTTTTTGTGACGAAAATGCAGCGTTGCCAACGACAGTTTCACGCCGTCGATGTAATCGCCGTTGTACTCAACGCGCATTTTCCACATTTCGACCGTAGGCAGGTGACGAAGGGTAACTACAGCCTCACCACGTTCAAAAATCAGGATATGACGCTGGATGGATTCATCAGTTATATTCGCTATCAGATCCAAAGGCTACCTCCCATAAAGTGATTTCACCGCATCGACTGTCGCCTTCCAAGTAGATTTCGATTGGCCGGTTTTCCTGGAGTTATCTGCCGGGGTCTGAGCCCCCTTATTAGCAACGCCTGCCGTTTTTGACTTAGCAGCTGCCGACGGCGATTTGAAGTGCTTCTCAATCGGTGCGGTAGTCAGTTGCGTAAAGGTGATTTTTGTAAAACTGGCTTCAAACTTTGTTTCCATCGTCTGATTGTCGGTACTGATGGTCAGGCCGCTTAATGCCATATTTTCATGGGTACGATAATCCACCTCCACGGAAATAAGCTGCTTGCCGTAGTACACCCCCTCAATGAAGTCGAGGAACTGCTCACGGATCCCCTTCGCTCCACCAGTAGACGGATTGCCCACTAGCCCAAACAGGTCGGCTCCTTTATCAGCCAGGCGCTTTGCCTTTAAGATGGCCTGCTCTGCGCGGTCGGCAATCTCATTCATTTTTTGTAACTGCTGCTGCGTCTTTGCGGGGATGTACTCCAGCACCTCGCCATACTTCGAATAATCTGGCATCAGGCTAAAAGAAGAGTTTGGTTTCGCATCGACATAGATATCAGCAACAACACCGCTGATTTTTATCGTCAGCGGGCCATTGATAATATCGTCTGACGCGTTACTACCATCCTCCAGCACGTCTACCGGAACCTGAGATGGGTATTCAGTAGCGTCGCTCACTCGGGCAAACATTGAGAATCCGCCGATCCCTACTTTTTTAACAGTATCTTTGCCCGAAGATTGCGCCTGCATGAGGCCGTCAAGAATTCCCATCATCGACCATTCCCCGAATACATACGCCGGGCATCACTCATCTGCTGTTGGCTACGATCCACCACGGCCTCGCCTGCTGCCGTAGCGTTCGGTGCAGTGATGTAGTTTTGCTGGCTGAAGCTATACGAATTGTTATAGGAGGAACTATCACTACCGAGGCCCACCGCAGCATTCATGCCGTAAGGAATACCACCAGGACTCATGCCGCCGTTACCGCCGCCAGTTACACCCTGCTGCTGTTCATCCTCACCGAACCCGAAGAATGACTTTGTCGCATTCCAGGCATTTGAAGCAGCGTTGCTGATCGTGTTTTTGATGGTCTCTCCGAGGTTTGCGAACAGCCCGAGAACCCACTTCATAAACTCATCAAACGGCTTTCTCAGCAGTGCAACACTGTCGGTGAAGGATTTCACAACGTCATCCCATGCCCCCTGAAAATCCCCCGTGACCAGCTTACTCAACGCGCTAAAAAGCAGTTTGATATTCTCAATGCCCTGTTTGAATATCGCGATGATGTAATCGACCACCACCATGACCGCGTCTTTAATCGCCAGCAAACCGGGGACGATATCGATCCCCCAGGTGTCTTTGAAGAAATCAGCAATAACGCTTTGGCCACCTTCCATAGCAGTCAGCAAATCATCGATAACCAGAATGATGCCCAATATGGCTGCGGTGATAAGGACTACTGGAGACATCAACACGCCCATTACCGTTGCCAGTCCTCCGGTAACCAACCACCACGCTGCAAAAGCAATGGTGATAGCAGCAACTATCGGCAGGAATCGGCGGATCATACCCATGACGGAGAAAATAATTTCACCAAGATGAGCCAACCCGTTTTTAATGAGATCCTTGTTAGCAATGAGAAAGTCCGTAAACCCATCCACCAGGTCTTTCAGCACTGGCACAAATCCGACGGCAACCTGAAATTTGATACCATCAAAACCTTTCCCCAGCGTAGTCAGAGAATCGTTGTAGGCTGCAAACTGATCGGCCTGGTCTTGCGTCACAACACCAAGCGCCTCAGCCTTGTTCTGCAACGAAGATATTTCTTCGCCTGTCATGGATAGCAACTGCACCATGGAACGGTCTATACCCATCTTATCCAGAACAGAAAACTTCTCTGCCTGGCTCATGCCGTGCAGTTTGTCGGCTAGTTCACGAAATATCACATCGGAATTTTTTACCTGCCCGTTCATATCCTTGAACTGAAGGCCCAGCCTTTCAGCAACGTCTTTTGCTTCCCCCTCTCCGGTGGAAACGAACTCCCCCACTCTTTTTGTCATCTCACCGAGCGAAGCCTGCAACGCATCAACACTTGAACCATTTACGGACGCCGCGTAACCCAGTGTCTGAACGGTCTCGATCGCCACGCCCGTTTCCCGGGAGAACTGGACCAGCGGATCAATAGACTGACTAATAGACGTCACCCAGCCAGCAATTCCAGCAGCCGAACCGGCGATAGCAGCCCCAAGACCGGCAAGCAGGCCAATAGACGCTTTCAGATTCGCATTGAAGGTTTCCTGCGGCGCCAGATCACCGATAAAGCCGAATTTGGTAATAAGCTCGTTAACTATCGCCATTCCGCGCCTTCTCCATCTCGTAGTGTTGAATGTCTGCGCTGATATTCTCGAACTCAAGCATGTCAAACAGCTCTGGTGTGTCTAATTTAATAAGTTCGTGATAGGGGCCGTATCCGGCCTTTGACAGCGCCAGATACATGCTCATGTCGTCGCTTATGTTCGAGGATTTAACGTAAATTTCTGAACGTCTGGAGCTTCTGAACGTGAGTTCATATTGCTCCCGCCCATAAAAGGCAGGCTGATAACCTGAAGCGCTGTTGTGATTAGCATGACGTAATCACCAGGGAAGGATTCGAAGTGTTCCGGCTGCTTGGACAGTTGCACACCGTCGAACAGAACGTAATCGAACATCAGGCGTTCAATTTCCTCAAATCGCTCTGAGTCCAGAAACTCCAGGGACTGCCGCGATAACTCAGAGGCAATGCCTGTGAAGAAGGCAAAAACCTTGCGGCGTTTTTTGTGCGTCATCGCAGCAAAGTCGTAGCGGTTGCCGTTAATCTCAGCAAAACCGTCATCGTAGACCGCCTTGATCATCTCGAGTGCTTTTTTCTGCTGTTCTTTAGACATATCTGGCCTTATACGTTACGCACGACATTGCGGTACTCAATGGTGTATTCCATAAGTGCGTTAACGTCCTGGTTGTTTTTGGTTTGCGTCGGTTGTGTGGTGATAGAACCGGCCTGAAGATCGTAGGTTTCCTTCAGTGCCGCGCCGTCGCGCACGAACGACTCTTTAACTGAGCCGTTAAAGACAACGGGGATCGCGGCGTTACGCTGCTGGTTAAGCCAGATATCATCGTTAGAAAATTTCTGGACACGTATCACCATCACATGCACCCCGGCATCAACACGCCCGGAGATTGTGACGCCGTTATTCGCACTATTGGCGCGGCTTGTAAGCGGATTGGATGGCGTCAGCGTGACGTAGTCCCCCGCAGCGATATCCGTGATGATTCGCCCATTAAGAACGATGGTCGCGGTATCTGCACTGATAACAATCTGAGACATTTACCGCTCCTTATTTATTGAAATTGATGATGATATCGGCACTGTGAACAGCACCAGCATTCTTCACTGCAACCTGAACAACCGGAGATTTACGCTCCTGCCTGTCTGCGGTTGACTGGTCTTTCAGGTCAACGGCCAGCACGTAATACCCGTTTTGCTCGATATTTCGCAGAAACATATCCCGATCCCCGAAGAAGTCAGGCAGCGTCCAGGTACCCGGATTGAACACCCCAGCCTTCACAAACCCATGTGTGGTTTTCTCTACACAGTCCTCTAACTGATCGACACCGTAGTAGGTTTGCGGGACTTTGGTCGGCGTGGTTTTAAGGAGATTGAAGGAATCCGTCTGCACTGCGTCAACGTAGGCCATCAGGTTATAGACGTTGTCCACAAAATCATTGGCACCGCTCGACAGCACACAGGGAACGTCTTTAATCGTGGTGTAGATGTCGAGACATACGCGCTTCGCTTTGTCGATCTCCGTCTGCTCATAACTTTCAGCCGGTACGTTCATTGTTTTGAGGTGCAAAGTGATTGCGGTACGCTCTCCGTTGAAATTGACGGTGTGCGTGCGGGCCATATAGCTGACACCAAATTTCCGGTTGCCTGCTTTGCTGTAGAGCATGCGGAAATTACTCTGGCTGGCGAGTGTGACCGCCCATGCCGGATTAGCCGGATCAACTTCAAGAGCTGCCGAACCGGTAAATGTCTCATACACGATTACCGCGTTCGCTTTAGCCCATGAAGCGATCAACGGCACCTGCGCATCGAGAATTTTGTCGATGAAGGCCGCGCCTTTTACGTTGACCTGCGCTTTGAGTTTACTGAGAGACTCCAGTTGGGTTTCCGGTGATACCTCTGTTGATGCGCTGCCGTTAGTCTGAGAGGCGCCGGAGCCCTCAGCAATCGCCAGCAGATCGCCAATAAAAGAACCGCCATCCATCGCTTTCGAAAAACCAACCACAGAGTTAGCCCCTGTTGATTTGCTGGTGATCACTATACGGCTGCCATCAAAAACAACCGATGCGACCGCTGGCGTAATTTTCGCCTGGATTTGTGCGATGACATCTGACAGTGTCGCCGCGGTCATGCCATTAATTGCGGTCACATCGTGCTTCGTACCATCAATTTCAATACTGAGTGACCAGTCAGACTTCTCGCGTAACGCTGGTAGTACGACTGCCTGAGAAATCTCACCGCCACGCAGTACACCGCTGATCGCGGGCAGCGTTTCCCCGGCAGCATTCCAGTAACCGACGATCAGCGTACCGCCCGCGGATACCGGGTTAGGACTGGTCCCGAAAAACACATTCGCAAAAGCAGCGGTGACCGAAGAAGCCCCCCAGTCCTGTTCAACAGCAGGTGCGCTTTTGTATGAACGCCAGCGTTCAGCGGTGCTCAATACCCCCGTCTGGCTGGTAAGAATTGCGCAAACGTTGATGTTATCTCGCGCCGCCGCCCGTCCCTCTTCGAGAAGCGTCACATTAATGACGTTATTAATTGATGCCGACATTTACTTGTCCTCTAAAAATTGAAACTGCGGCGTATCGATGCGCAGTGTCTGCACGTCCCGCGCAGGGGCATACTGAACATTGAAACTCAGGTGAACACGGTTGCCGTGGGACTGTCCCAGAAGTTGCCCCACATCGATGATGTTTGAGACGGCCATGATGGTGAGAGAATGAGTTCGACGCAGTTCGTTCGCCGCCTGGCTATAGCTCAACATCAGGAAGTTTTCAGCATTGACGTAAGCCTTATCCCCGTAAAACTCCAGGGCAATCGCGTGACTCACTGAGGCGCTATACGTCATCACCTCAGCCTCACCATTAAAGCGCTGGCCCCGGGCCAGCACTGATTGCGGTAGTGAGCCGTTTACCACGATATAACTGGTGGAAAAGTCGGACGCCTGCACGTTCCGACGGTCGAACTTGATCAGTTGCTCGTCGTAGTCCAGAAGGTCACGCACGAAACGCGCGACAGCTTTCAGATGGGGTTGTGTCATGGCGTTGGCACCAGTAGCGGGAGCCGGGTTTCCTCGGCGATGACGGCGCAGAATCCGTAATCCATAAAATCGGCCGGGGACACGACTTTGTAGTCCTTGCCTCCCTTCTCAATAAACTGACCGGTTTCAATTTTCAGCCGTGCATGAATCAGCAGATATTCTTTCGACCAGTCCAGGTTATCCAGTGTCAGATTCTCTTTGTTCGCACTTTGCACCACCGCCAGAATGTCCTGGCTGTTAACAGTCACGACCGGTTCAAAATCGATGGTGGTTTCAGTTCGGGTTTTGAGTTTTACAGGCTGTTCCCAGCCGATTAATGCGTCGCTCATATCAAGGTCTGATAAGTCGCTCACTTACGAACCTCCCATGTAATTGTTCCTCGCAATTGCCCTTTATCAATCAGGATCGCCGATGAGCCTTTGGCTTTTTTCGTTGCCTCTGTAATATCAGGCCACGTGCCATAACCCGCGGTTTCAAAGGCTTTCACGCTGATATTTCGCGCCGTCGCGCCTATCAAATTTAATGCGGTGTCAGCATCCATACGCCCGGAGCCTACGGCTTCACAGGCCTTTTCGATTGCCCGGTTAATTTCCGACTTTTTGAGGGTGAAAGGAGCGCGAAGAAAGGATCGTTCGGGAATCGTTATCTTGTGGGCTGCCGTAAAGCCGCTAACCGGTCCCATGAAGGTCTTGCGGGTAAACGTAGCTTTTCCACCGGTTGCCATATACCCCGTCCCGCCAGGGTGATCGATTTCAGCACCGAACTCGTGAACCGCCCCGATCTCAATTATCGATGTTCCGTCATCGTGGGTTTTATTTCCCACCTTGCCCGCTGGCAAACCTACTGCAACGTAATGCGTTTTCATCGCCTGCAGGTTCTTCAGGTATTCGGTGGTAAGCTTTAGCGTTTCTTCCGGAGTCATAAAAAACCACTCCCTGATAACTACCGTATTGCCAGTACATGCACACCTACCAGCTTACGAAGCCTCAGGTACTCCTGACCGAATGAGCTTGAGCCGTATCCATCATGGCTGGCCCCAAACCCGGCATCGGGCGCAGAGTAGCCCAGAGACACACCTGCAACGGATCGGCTGGTGATTGTCTGTAGGGGTTTCCCGTTACTACTTCCGGAGGGAGTGAGCGCGCCAGCCGCATACAGCAGATGCGCCGCTAAAGCATGAAGCCCTTGCTCGTAGAGCTTGTTCCACACCTTGCGGCTCATCTGGTTAGCTGCATCCTGTAGCGCCCCCTCTATGCGTGCAGGGGCAACACTGGCGAACTCGGGGTAACGAACGGTGAATTCCATGCTACCCCCTGTGATTACTCTGCCGGAGAGGATTTGTAATCCACATACACCCCGGACTGCGGCTGTTTCCACATCGCGCCACCGAAGGCAGAGCGATAACCACACTCATAGGTCAGCAGATCACGCTGTCGTGCTGCCAGCAGTTCTGGCATATGCACTTCCATTTCGATGTAATCGGCTTCGTAGGTGTAGATTGCCAGGCGGGTTTTACCCGATTTGATACCTACCGCGTAATTGCTCGGGACTTTCACGAAAGTAATGTTGAAAGACTCATTACCAGAAGCCTTACGCAGCGCCGCCATAATGCGATCCATCGCCGCAATCGGGAGCAGGTCAGTACCCACAACAATCGGATTCGGGTCGAATTTCTGCATGGCGAGCATAAAGTCGCTGGCGTCCATGGCGATATGCGTTGGCTGGATACGATAGCCGGATTTGCGCCATGCCGCGTTATAAGCATCCAGCACCAGTTTCACGAACCCATCAGAGGTCATTTCGGCAATGGTTTTGCCTGACGTGTCGGTGATAAGCTGTACTTTCGTCCCTGTCAGCAACCCTTCCTGACCTTTAACGCCGCGATGGCCGACGTAACCGGCATACTGAATGGTAGCGAGGGCGTTGGCATACAGATCATCCTGCTTTTTGGTCTGCAGGTTGATGTTCAGACGTGCGATCTTCTCCAGTTCCTGCTGAGTCCAGGTTGCAGCTTTAGCCCACTGGCCAACAGGCGCTTTCAGCCATTCGATTTCACTATCAATGGTTTTCAGGCTGTTGGTTTTGTTACCAATGATGCCGTCTTTAACCGACCCGACCACTTCTGACACGCCGAAATCCACATATTCCAGAGAAAAATCCAGGCCGTCTTTAACCGGGAGGGCTTCACCGATGTTGATCTCTGGAAGTTCTTTTTCTTGCAACTGCATATCACGCTCAGTTAGCGCTTCCTGCAGCACTTCTTCGAAATCTGCTGATTCCATAGGCATTGGTTATGCTCCTTCCGTCTGCTGAACTGCCTGTTGTACGTAGCCCAGGGTGATAGCCACGCAGTTATTACCCGCGCTCACATCTTCCACCCAGTAACCCAAATCAATATTTCCGGCTGCTTCTGTCGTCACCTTTCCGGCATCGGCACCCGTCGCCACGATGTAAGCCGCCGCGCCACGAGTAAAATCAGCGTCATCGACTGTCAGCGCGCCAACACAATCGCCGTGGGAAAAATGCCCTACGTTGACCTGCTTATTGTGCGGTGCACCATCACCGTAAATGTCGCGCACCACAATCCCGTGAATGCGTTTGCCAGCTGCGAGAGGCATCACGCCGCCGTCCGGGTTGACAGCTACGAACGTGCCGTAGGGCAATTTCGTTTCGGTCAGGTTCTCTTCCCCCCAGACTTTATCGTTAGAGCTGGAGGTGCGTTTGATTGAACCTGGTTTAATAGTGCCGTCGGCACCATCCCAGTCAGTAAATCCGAAAGCCATAGTTATTTACCCCCAAGGCGTTGAGTTGCGGTTTTAGTGCTTTTGTTCGCGGAGTCGTTAAACAGATGAGCACCGATTTCACTGCGTGGCTTCGAGGTGGCTTGAATAGCCGCATATGCCGCGCGGACTTCGCTGTCAGTCATTGCTTTGACCTCAGCATCGTTAAATGCTTTAGTGCTCACCAGTACGGCGGCACGCACGTCACGCGCTGATTTGGCATCATTGAAGCTGACTTTAGGGAAGCGGGCTTTCGCGTCTGCCAGTGTGGTGCTGGTTTCGTTGCCGGATTTCAGCTGCTCCAGTTCTTCTTCCAGCGCTTTAACCTTCGCTTTCAGATCGGCGTTTTCGGTTTCCAGCGCAGTGATTTTCGCGTCCTTGTCGTCACCACCAGCGGCAGGATCTTCATCGTTCGGCGATGGTGCCCCCGTCATGCCTTCCAGTTGAGTTTTAAGGTCACCGAGTTGCGCCAGCACTTCCTGAGCCTTTGCCGTCGCCTCGTCAGTCCCTTGCCCCTGGAGTTCTGCCAGTGCTTTTTCCAGCGCGGCGATCATGCCGACCAGTTCGTCAGGAGTTAGCGCTGCACCGTCCGCATCCTTCAGTTTTTTGCCCTTCAGGAAACTCAGGGCGTCAGTTAATGTTTTGAACATCGGCTTACCTTTTTTGTCGTTTAACTTACACTGAGGCCCGTAGCGCCCCTCTGCCACGCCCGCGACATGATTGCCGCGAATGTTGATGTGGTAATACTTACCGCCCCTTTCCTCGAGTTCAGCAGGCTCATATCCAACGGATACTTCACGAATCCCCGTTTCTTCCAGCGTCTTAATTGCAACGGCATCCGTCAGAAAAACGTCGCAGACCACCTCACCACCCTCGATACGGGTATTGGCGATATGACCGGATGCTTTGTCTTTGTGGTCTGCTGCGGTGACTTCCCCGTCGTCGGGGTGCGTTATGGTGAACGGGAGGCCATTGAATGAAGCGAGTGTTTCAGGTTTTGATAATTCGTCGAGGGTGCGGACAACGGTGATTTTTTTGTTGGCATCGCTGCCAGTTAATCCCAGTTCGTGACCGTAATATTCAATCGGCCCTGCGCGGGTGATCGTCGCAGTGGTAATCACATACCCCTGCGGTGTTCGTTTCCACTTCATTGATTAATCCCATGAGACGTAAGGGAGGGCCAGGCATCGGCATTGGTAATCCTCGCCGGGTTTACCGATGAATGCCTCGATGGTTGAGCGTTTCTTCCACGTTTTGCCGCCGTCGTCTGAGTAGACCGTCGGATCGGAGTATTTACAGAGCATGCCGTTTAACGCGGAATGACTGTCACGCTCCCGTTCGTCGCCAGTACCTCCCCACTCATACAGGTCAAGACCAAGAGCAACATTTCGCGCTTCAGTCAGGTCTGCGTTCAGTTTTGAGGTCTGGTCACGTGCGATTAGCCTGGCGCGGTTGCGGGTGACATTCCCGCGCTCCTTGATTATGTCGATCAGGTTTTCATGTCGGCCGCCGTCTTTCATGTTCTCGAAAACCGCCGCGCCGATATCGTGGATAAAGTCGGTATGGATGGAGGTGATCAGGTCGACATTGTCATTAACCGCCTTTTCCATTTCTGGCTTTATCGCGCCATCGCCGAGCATCCCGGTCAGATCAATCCCAAAAGCCTGAGAGAAAGTGCGCTGAGTCTGCTCTTTGTTCTGCAGGTTTGCCCGCGTAACGAATCCGGCAGAGAGTCGGGCGGCGACCTCCTGAATTGAAATGCTCGCTAATCGCTGCATGACTGCCGCAAGGCGCGCTGTAATCGACAAAGGAGTGGTATCGGGCGCATCGGTGAGTGTGGGCTTGTCCAGCTCGTCCAGGAGTGTCTGAAGCATGCTATCGACAAACTCAATCAGCCTGTCTCGATACCAGACCTCTGCACGCTTGCTGGCGGTTGGTGGCCGCATCCGTCGGCGTCGTGGTTTAAGGCGCCCCTGTTTGCGCTCCAGCAGCTGTTTCAGGTCAATGTGCCACCCCCTGCGACAATCGCCTTAATTTCTGCTTCGGTGACCGTCTTCAGTACGCCCCGGTTTATCATTTCCCTGATAGCAACTTCTTCCGTCAGGATTGAACCCGTTACCAGCGTATTAAATCCGGTGGCGTACTGGCTAAACCGGTTAGCTTCGTCAGCCTCATTAATACTGTCGATTGTCGGGTATTCGTAGGTAAGGCTTTCCGTAATGGCGAGTTTGTCCAGCGTGAACTGGTCGGCGAAATCCTGCATAGGGCGAAGCCGGGATTCTTGCAGGCCGTTAATCGTCTCGTAATAGGATTTGTTGTCTTCCTCGCCACTACTGAACCCACTGGCCGACTCCCCAAAGAGAACTGTTATAGGTCTGTCCAGCGCCCCGGCCAGTACAATCGCCATTTTGCTGATCACATCCGACAGCCCGGTAAATTGCGCGTTTTTCTGCTCATAGCGCCCCTGCGCCTGGGTATCGCCAGCATCAATCAATAACATCCCGGTTGAAGATTTGGTGTCCTTCATCACCCTGGCGTATTCGCGCACCTGCCCTTCCTGACCCGCTGCGATCTGGTTATTCATGCCGGGGATAAACAGCACATCGACATTTGCTTCCTGAATGGTGTCGCCGGTGCTCAGGATTGCAGTGTCGAACGTTTTGATATGCTCGTAGGGCGCCTGAAGGTCTGACGTGCCAAACTTCGCGCGATCCTTAATGCTGTGATTTCCAAGCTTCGTTCGGCAGCAGCGGCTATGGTGAAATCTGAGTTGCTTCGTTCCGACGTCAAGTTGATACGTCAGCGGTTCACCAAAACAGTCCGAACGTATGTCGGTGATGACATTACTGTCCGGCGTGTACTCACCTTTTCGAAACACCAGGAATTTAACGATATCTTCGCTCTGCAAATTGAGCGGCAAGGCAATCTGGTCATCGGCACAATCAGTGATAGCCACGATTAGCGAGTCACCCAGCAGAGAGGCCCATCCCAGCGCGCTGTGAAAGACTGAGTTTAATTTCAGTTCTTTTTCAGCGTCTGCGATGCGCTTGGTTATGGAGCTATCGACATCGCCCGAAAATTTACGGGGCAACTTCAGCATGTCGTCAGCGGTTTTGTTGATGTACTTTTTCACCACCCACGATTTTTTATACATCGCGAGCAGTTCTTTATCCGGCACGTCGGGTTTACTGCTGCTATACCGCACCGCGCCGATCTTCTCGCCGAGCGAAGTCATTAAGCTAACCAGGCCATCATTCAGACGACCAACGATATTTTTTTTCGTCATTACATGATGTCCAGTGGGCTGAGTGTTTTTCTCTGATACAAATCGCGTAGCCCCTGCGTCATTGCATCGACAACGTCATCGTTCGCGCCGACAGGGAACGTGGTAATTTCCTCGACCGTCTCGGTGATCCACGGTGCGATGTCTTTATGGGGAAGGAAAACGTTACCCGCTTCCCATACAGCGGTGATTGCATGCGCACGGGCTACTTTGCTGCCGTCCGGCTCGACGGGGACGAGTCCTGCTACGGTGCTTTTCAGTGAATCAATAACCGCCGGGCCGTTAGCTTTGTCCTCCACCAGCTTACGTAAGCCTTTAGGGTATTCGTCAGCCATGCATTTAACGGCTTTCAGCGTTGCGGTAAAGCTCATGCGCGCGCGTACCTGGTGAAGCAGATAGGCATTGGCGCCCTTTTTACCCCACACCTGACCGACAACGTAGTCAGTGCCTTCGCTGTCTTTAAACGTCATATCCCAGCTGTGGATGACTATGTCGAAGTTGGTCGGCAAGTCTTTCGGGAGGTAATACTTGATCCATTCGTCTTTGAAGATGGAGCCACCAGCCTGTTTTGGTGACTGCTGATACATCGCAGACCAGAAGTAATCCCCGAGAATGGTTTTGGTTTCGAGCAGTTTTTCTTTTGGGTGCAGGTCAGGCACCAGCGCTTCGCCACGTTCGTTAATAGCGGGGAACGCCAGCACTTTAGCTTTCGGGGTTTTCTCCACCACACGCCCGGATAAGTCATCTGTCGCCCAGCGGGTCGCCATGATGATTTCGCCGCTGTTTTTCGACAGACGCGTTTTAAACGTGGAAACGTACCAGTTCCAGATAGATTTCTTAGTTGTCGGGCTAAGTGCTTCTTTGGCGTTTTTTATCGGGTCATCGATGATACCGAGATCGATTTTCTTACCCGTTAACGGACCGCCTACCCCCGCACAAACATACGTCCCCTTATGGTTGGCTATGCCGAATTCGTCAGTGTTACGCTTTACGGCCACACCATCAGCCGGCTTATTGCCCAGCCAGGCGCCCGGGAATATGTTGCGGTATTCCGGCGTGGACATAATGCGCTGAACGTCGGCGTTCATATCCCCGGCAAGGTCAGCAGAGTAGGACAGCGCACCTACGCGCATTTCAGGATATTTTCCGAAGAAATACGCTGGCAGGTAACGCGAAACGATATCCGATTTACCATGCTGCGGCGGCGCACCGAGAATCAGTATCGGGCGCACTCCATTCATCATATCCAGCAGGAACTGATCCAGAGCGTCGCAAACCGTTTGCGAGAACTTGCTGGTTATATATTCGGGGTTGATGTACTGAATAAAGTCGTGAAGGCTGGCCCGGGCATTACGTCGTTTGAGTAACTCTGCCGCTGCTTCCTGCTTACTTACCAGCGATAATTGCGGCGAGCTGCTCATCAGTCAGATCCTCCGCGCTTACTGTGTGATTATGCTGTATGGGCTCACCATTCGGGCCACTTAACTCAGTTTTGGTTTTCAGCATGCCGAGGTGCTGCGCGACCATCTTCATAGCCTCATCCTGATTGCGGGTGATCATTTCAAGACCAAATTTGCCCTCTTTAATCCCGGCAAAAAGTCGGCGTTCTGCACCCTTCAAATCTCGCGTATCGTGGAAAACAGAACGGCTCAGACCAACGCCATTGCAGCGGGGGCAATCCGGGTTCGGGTCCAGTGTGCCGTCGTAGCCGTAGCCGCCCGTATCCTTAGGCTGTATGGCACCTTCCTTCCCCTTAACCTTTTCTTCCGCTTCCTCAAACTCAACTGCATCGCGCCACTGGTAGTTAAAACCGAGCCCCCAGCAGTAACGGCAACAGCCGCGGTGATGTTCAGTCAGTTGCGTAGCGTCTGCCGTCGCAATGTCCCACCACCATTTCAACACTTCGTCCTGCGTTACCTTCACTCTTCGCGAACGTTCATCCAGCGCGTCGCGGATTGCCTGGCTGACCTTAGCATTTCTTAGCAATCGAGAGGCGTTAACGTAAGCCGTATTGCCTTCGCCTTTGTAGCCAGCCCGCTTGTATGCAGCGGTCCTGTTCAGATCGAGAAGATACTCTTCGACAAACCTGATCTGCATATCGTTAAGGCCGTAATTGCGCAGGTTGAAGGGTTGCGCACTTTCCTGTATATCGGTCTGCGCATCAGTTGAGGATTGCTCATACTGCGCAGTGGTAGGGGCTTGTTCAGTCTGCGCATTGCGCACTTTCTTCTGCGCAGTTTTTTGCGCAGTTGGCTTTTTGATATAGCGCCGCGCAGATGTGTAATTCAGTCCCTGCGCTTCACACCAGTCTTTGGGGGAAATACCGGATTTAGCATGCTCGGCGAGGAACTGGTGTTGCAGTGCTCCCCAGTCCGGTTTTGCCATATCTGATCACCTGCCTGTTTGTCATTATCGCAGACACTCATGGAATGCCTGCTGTAATGCCGTTAGTCGTCAAGCTGCAATACACCGTGATCCAGTGAATCTGAGTAAGCGAGTAGTCCTTTATATTCGGGGATAACCTCACCATCATCAGCTTCGAACTCAGGGATTGTCCCGGTAGTGATAGTGTATTGTGGCTGGCCATCTTCTTTCGCGAATGCTGCCAGGTCTTCAATCTGCGTAGCTGTAAGAACTACTGTCATGCGCATACCTCAGTTGTTAAAAAGCCCCGCTATTGCGAGGCCTAGGGTTATTTGTATCGCGACCGACTACCTGTGAATGATAAAAAGCGATTTACACTTTGGGCAAAGTAATACCTGTTGCTGACGTACTTTCGTGGTCGACTGAGTAGATTTATGTCCACATATCGGACACGTGACAGTCATATTGGCTACAAGCCCAACACGCTGCATTGCGTAATCGAAGAATGACATGATGGCTGACCTTTTAATGAATGTGGTTTATCATACCGCATTCCGTTCAATTATTAACCAATTTCTGTCATCCAACTAGCAAATGTGGATGCATAATGTACTCATGCTCAACAGCCAGTACATGCTTATTCTCTTTCATCTGGCGACTGCTGATTGCGAAGCTCATTGTTGGCTATTTGACTCTCTCACCGAGTCATGAATCCGCTCACACGTCATTCCAGCGCGGTAGCTTTCGTCAGCTCGTCCAGCATAATATCGAGCTTCTTCTGCAAGGCGTCCGAGCATGTCGGCGAGCACTGCGGCGTCGGCTCCGGCTGTTTTGCTTCTGACGGCAGCGGCAAGATCTGCGGTGTGCTTTGCGGCGTCCAGGCGGGTGGCAAGTTTTGTTGCTTCGGCGCGCAGCTGGCTAACAGTGGCAGACAAACCAGCAGCAGTAGCGGCCGATTTAGCGGCTTGTGCTTGTGCATCTCTTACAGCCTCATCACGGGCAATAATACGCCCTTGTTCAATCATGCGGGCTGCGGTCTGTGCGTTCGCTGTTTGCGATGATTCTACTCTGTCACGCTCGGCCCACTTCTTTTCCCAACCGCGGCTGCTCCATACACTACCCGCGATGAATGCTACGGCCACCAGCAACGAAATAACAATGAACTGATAGCGCAGGCTCACTGGTCTATCCCCCAGCACGTCAGCGCGCTTTCCTGGTCTCGACGCTCTACCTGCCCATAGCAGCCATTTTTCTGGCCTTTGGTCAGGCGACAATCGCGGCCGCCGTCTTTAATCCACCAGCGGATCGCTTCACAAGCACCTTTACGGTCGCCAGCATTAATTCGCTTATAGAACGTAGATGGGAAACATTTTCCGGGGCCGATGTTATATGGGCAGAAAGACGCGATCCCAGCTTTCTGTGGTTCGGTCATTGGTACTTTGATATTTCGCTCAACCCACGCCAGCGCCTTGTCGCGTTCTATGACGTTCACCTTGGCGCATTTCTGAGCAGACAGCTTCATGCCCTGAACTACTGGCTTACCATCAACCAACGTGGTGCCACGGCAAATAGTCCAGATTCCGCCGCCGTCGCGATATGCTGTCAGGCTGTTACCCTCTTTCTCATCCAGAAACTGATCGAGAATCACGGGCGCGGAAGCCCCCGCAAGAATCAAACCAACAACCGCTGCGCTCAGTTTATTCTTCAGCTTTGGTGGCATAGCCATTGCGCCGATCCTCCCGTTCTTTCCAGCGGAAATACCAGTTCACCGCACACGTGATTACCGTGCATGCGATACCGACAATAATTGCCCAGTCGCTCAGGCTTAACCCTGCAATTCTGTCGGCCAACATCCAGGACACCTCTTTTGCTGTTTTAGCTGTTTCGGCATATGCCTTCGCTGATACACCGCAGCCGGCAAGCGTGGTTCCTGTTCCATATGAAAGTCTGCTGTAAATGGTGCTCATTCTGGTCATAGCCTCACCTCCGATTTTTCGGATGGCGCTGTGTGTGATGAAAAGGTCAGGCTTCACGGGCTGGATTTATCAACAAAGCACGTAGCGGATGATTCCCGTGAGGCCTGAAATTAAAAAGGCCGCCAATGGGCAGCCCTGTTTTAATGAAAAAAAACCGCTGACATCACGGGAAGCAGCGGCTAATAGGCACGGTCAAAGTTTTACTTATAGCTATTCGTCAAATATTGCATGAATGAAAAAACACATCAAACGCAAAAATTGAACACTTTTGGACAATGAGCTGAACACTCACGCTCCAGAAACGCAAAAGCCCAAGGCGTTAACCTCAGGCTTGAAAACTCATTTACTGCCAGTGCATACAACAATGGCACAATATCAGATTTACACGAAATGTATGCTATTTAATTGACTTTTGCAATACCCTGCTGCGAATAAGTCGCCTTTTGTTGTGATCGTGTTCTCACAGTACAAAGCAAGGATTCGCTATCGAGCCCCTTAAAGATGCTGCACATAACTCGCCAGTAGTCCGCGTAATTGTGGCTCCAGTTGTCCGGTTTGACATCACACATAGCAGCTAAGTCCTGTTGCTGATAGACATCACGCCCGGCCAGTTCCGCTTTCACATCCTGCGCCGCCAACCATATCAACTGCCGTAAACGGTCAATGGTCTTCTTCGCCACCCTCTTCCCGGCCAGTTGCTGGCTGAACTGTTGCCAACCCCACTGAGTGATTTCAACCTGATAGCACCAGCGCACATTCTCGCTGTAGTTCCATAGCAGCCAGGCCTTCTGGTGTTCTTCGAGCGTCATCAGTGCACGGCGCCACGATGCAGTGGAGTATTCAACCGGCTGCACCAGCGGAATATGCGATCCCTTGGCATGCGACTGTTTACCGGGGATTGGCGGGTTATCCAGAGTTATCATCTCGCCAGTAACTTCATCCCTCACCTTCATCTTCTTCCGCTTAAAGGTACCGGTATCGAACTGTGCGTTCTCAAGCCAGGCCATTAACTGCCCTTTTGTCGCACCACTCAGATCGGCGGTGGCCACTATCAGTTGCTGGCGCACGTATTCGAGAAATTGAGTGTTCATACAGCACCGCCTATGGTTTTGATGTAGTTCTTCAGTATTCGGTAGTCCGTCAGTACAGAGCCGGGAAAGTGATATAAGCGCAATCGTTGCCAACGAACGCGGAGGTGATCGGCAAAATAGGATTCAAATGTCATGCAGCCTCCCTGCTCTTAATTAATGCACGGCGAAGCGCGCTGTAGTGCTTCCTAATGGTTTCGAGTTCTTCGATGGTGTATCGGTGTGGGACGTTATTGTTTTCGAGTGCCTCGACGCGCTCAGGCCCAATTTTCTCGATAAGGCCAAGGCGGTACTGCTGCTGATTGCCCGACAACTGCACGTTACAGTGGTGGCACTGTTTACTGATATTGTCTTCGTGATAGCGAAGATGTGATGCCTTACCGCGTGAGCGGTAGTGACCTGCTTCCCACTGGACGGTTTCGAACGTCCCGCAACTGATGCATGGCAAATAATGGTCACGCTCGCGAATATAGTCATTGACTACACGCTGCGTTAAATCTTCCCAGTGCTTCAGCGGCTTAACCGCAGCTTTGCGCTGGCGCCAGGCGGCACGCTCTTTCTTCTCAGTGGCGCGCTGCTTGGCAGACTCCTTGCGCTGCGCATCTTCACGGGCTTTTCTGGTCTGCTCTTTCCCGACGGCACTGGCGCACTCATAACCGCAGACAGTCTGCGTATCACGCACAGGATGGAACCACTGGCGGCATTCTTTGTTGGCGCACTTACGGCGCGGTAGCTTAGCCATACTCAACCCCACACCCTGTTTTGCCAGACCTTACTCGGGCGCGGCGCTTTCTCGCTTTCCGGCAGCTGCACGCTGATAGTCCATGTGATGTTGTCGCGATTCAGGCTGCGCTCTACCGTGGCGCCACGACGGCGGTAACTGGCCACCAGCTCGTCGGCCTGTTCGGTTGTGCATTCGTGATGGTGAAACCAGGAATATTTCATCGCCATCACCCCGCAAAGCTCATGAGCTGTGATGCAGCGTTTTCGGCGTCATTCGCAGAGCGGAATTTACGACGCAGTATGTAATTCCAGAGAACGTTGAGCACCGACTGATAGACACCGTTAAATTCGGCATCATCCATGCTGGCAAAGGAAATTGATTTAGCGATTCTTCGACGGGATCCATCAGGCATGGTGTATTCGTCGTAGAAGCCAGCCTGAATGGTTGCCCACTCACGGAAGGATTCGAAGTGCTTGAGCAGAACAAGAGCGCGGGAGCGTGTCAGGCCGACAGTATTTAGATACATATCAGCGGCGTTATGGAGCGCATCTCGCTGCGTGGGATTTGATGACAGGAAATCAATATACCCGGATATTAGCGACCGTTCGGATTCCTCAATCAGCCCACCCGTTGGCGTCCAGTAGTGATAGCCAAGCGACAGCAACTTGAAGAATTTTTTGTGGAATGCGTAGTTACGCGGCTTGCGGAACTCGCCAGTGAGCAATTGCCCGGTTGGTAACAGTTGTAGAAATTCGCTGGTTCCGGGATCAAACGGAATCAGGGCGTTCTGGAAGGTCTTTTCAAAATACAATGGTTGCGCCATGGTTCTCTCCGTGGCGCATCAAGTCGTCAGTTGTTCAGGCTGACACTGACATTATGTACAGTTGATAATGGAAAATCAATGCAAGAAAAAACCCGCCGTAGCGGGTTTTGAATCGCCACGGGTTTAACAGACACCTCAGAGTCATTTAAGATGGCTTAAAGAG